CGAGCCATAAGATTATTGTGACTTATCGCAAAGGATTTCGTAGATTTTGTCAACGCGTGTCTCTAAACGATTTACGGCATCTTTCATCGATGAACCGCTATTCGGCTTCAACTCCGCTAAATAGTGTTTGATCATAAAGTTGAGCATGGCAGTTACACCACCCAGAACCGTCACGATCGCTACTGCAAGAGCAGCATAATCCTGTGCGGTCATTTTTTAGGCGTGGCATATCCAAAGATGCCTGCAACGATCGAGCCAAGGATAGCCCGGTAATCAAGGCTGAAGTTAGAAGTAGTTCCCCATACTGCAAGGAATGCGCCAATAGAGATTACTGCTGGGTGCTTCATATTCATTTGGTTTCTCCTAGTAGTGGGATTTTAAAGAATGAGCCATCTTGATCACCTTTTTTAGTGAAAGAGATATGGCAATGATGGTTGTGCGGATTGCTTCCCGTATATTTTCTCCAGCGCCAGCCCAAGCGAGATGATGCGATTCGGCCATTGAATATGACATAAGAGATGCGCTTGTCTCCAGACTTTGCAGCGAGACGAATCTGATCTGCAATATCGGGCATGAGGTCGGGCTTGCCTGACTTATGGACATCTGCATCAACATCGATTGCTCTGACAACCATTCCAGCCTTTGGATCAGGATTGTGATCGCTAGGGCGCGCTGAATGACGGAGATCGCCGATCCAGCCATCGGAACGTCTATCACGATCTGGGAAGGTGTCATCGAACTGTTCCCTTAATTGTTGAGCAGCTTTAGATAGTGTTGGTTTCATCCAAGTAAAAGTTTTGCTTCTTCTGCAGTAATACCCAAGCGCTCAAGTAATGCGGCTTTTGCCGCTACTTTATCTGCTTCTTCAGATACCTTGGATATTTTAATCCGTTCAATTTCTGCGTCAATTTCAGCTTGTGTAGGCGCTTTACCTTCTAAGACATCCCATTGAATTGTCGAATAATTATCATCTGTGAAAGAAAATTGAGATGATGGTCGAAGTGATTTGATTGCATCTGCTAGATGAATTGTCATTATGCACCGATTTCCATGAGAATTATTGCGGATGGGTTTGATCCAAATGAAGTAACAATAGTGCCAGAACCATTTGTTGCTTGCTGTGTCTTATATGTTATAGCTGAGGTCGTCGCTGGAGAATCAAGATAAACGGGAGCCCAAGTAGCAAAAAATTCAATAGTTCCGGTTGCATTTGGCACATTAAATCCGTGAATGTAAGTGTTTTCAAATACGCTAGTTGCTCCGCGCATAATTCGCCCTTGTGAATAAATGCTGGTTCCTGCTCGGTTTGAATAAGACATTTGAACAACCATGACCAATATCTTTGATGTGTTAAGAGTCGGTGTAATAGAAGCAGTCAATCCAGTATCGGTAAAGGTTGAAGTTGAAATCGTCGTGCCCGTCGATGTTGTTCCCTGTACTACTTGCAAAACCTTGCCACCAGCGGCTGCCCATTTCAATCCAGTAGCCTCAGCTGAATCAGCAGTCAAGACATATCCGTTTGTGCCTACTGCTAAGCGGGCTGGAGTGTCTGCTGCTGTGGCAGAAATAAGATCACCCTTGGCATCAACGATTGCATTTTGAATAGCGTTTGAGTCATCTTGAGCAACCCAGGAAAAATCTAGGTCTGTTCCAGATGCCTTAGCTAGTACTTGGCCTGTAGTTCCACCCTTTAGGTCGACTAGGGCAGTATCTATATCCTGACCCAAGGCTGCAATGGCGGTAGCGCCATCCTTTACCAAATCAGTCGATTGAGGAATATCCCAACCAAAGTTAGTAGTTGTTGTTGCCATTACGCTACTGCTCCTATCGCATTAAGCCATGTAAGGGTTGGACTTAGAGTATTCCAAGCCTCTGCTGCATTTACCTGCTCCCATTTTACCGCAACTTGGGAGAAGTTTATTGGAGATGCGTTAAAAGTAACGCTAAGGTTGTTCAGGCTGGCTCGGAAAGTCCAGCCCTCGATGTAACCTTGGAACGAGCCATCGGTGATATTACCGGGCAGGTTCTGAATCCAGACTGGCTGACCTAGGAAGATATTGATTAAAGCATCGCGATCAGCATTGTCGATTTCAGGGTTTCCAAGTACGAAAGTAATGCTCTGGAACTTAGGATAAGGAAAGGCTCGAAGATCGATGTATCTATTGGCAAGGGCTATGGCATCGGAATTATTTTTAATTCTAGATGTGTATTGCTCGGCATAAAGTCCAAAAAGTGTTTGGCTTTCTGTATCGGTAGCGGTATAAGTGTGATTGCCGTTAGTGCCAGAAACGATAGTAAAACTATTGCGAAGATCTCCAGCGCGAGTAGTAGCCGCTAAGCCTATGCCATTAGCGTGGTTAGCATCTAAGGTGGTGTATCCGTTATTGGCTAGATAATCTTGGCGATGGGTTTGATCCGCATACCCGATATTGCCGTTTGCATCCTCGTAAAGAACGCCAAAAGCCGAATTAGCAATAGCGGTACACAATGAATAAAGATCAGTATTTTCTGATGATCGGGCTATTAGTTCGTAATCGCCTGGCTGATCTATTTCGCCTAGGCCAATGTTCACCGCATTTAACCAAGTCTCAGTAGGGTCATAAGTAGCCCAAGTCTGAGCCGCTGGCACTTCATTCCATTGTCCTAATAGGTAGCCTGAAAGAAGCGTGTAAATCTGATCCCCGTCAAAGTCTGCAGATAAGACTCCAGCATCGATGATTCTTGGAAGTTTGGATAGGGCTCCAAGGGCTGTGATAGTTGCAGTAGTTGTATAACCCAAGTCCCCAGCCTGATTAACTGCAATAGTAAAATCAGAGATAAACCCGCCAAAGATAGGGACATAAGTGCCGACAGAATTAGTTACTTCTACTGTGATGCCAGTTCCAACGGTAAAGTCATAACTTGAGTTATTAAGGTTCATTAACTGTAATTGGCAATAGCCTGCGACTGGCTGAACGTTGATATCTGTACGCCCTGAAGTAATTACTAGGTTAGCGATAGTTACATCTGTTATCTCAACGCTATTAATTAGAACCTTATAGGTCGGAGTATATGCAGTCATTAAACGAACGCCGCGCTGCCTAGGGTTCCTCTAGCTGAAGAATCATTAAGAATCTGCACAATTTGTCGGGCTGTAGATTCGCTATCGATCGCGCCATTAACCGTAATGCTGATGGTTGAGCTGCCTCTACCCAAAGCATTGTTAGGAATGATGCTGCCACTACTTGAAGGCGTAAACAATTCTGGGCCTTGTTCTCCTACGAGATAAGTTGTTCCGCGCATGACTGGGCCACCGGCTGCTCGACCACCGCCAAATAAACCACCTACGAAGGAGCCGACCTTTGAGCCAAACTCAATGACTGCTTTAAATCCAGAAATTAAAGCCGAGACTTGAGTAACAACCACCGCAATAGCAATTCCAATTCCTTGAATAGCAAGTTTAAATACTCCGCCTAGGAATGGAGCCACATACTTCTGAATGAAATCTAATAATGTTTTAAATTCTTCCTTGTTGTCTTCTACTGCGCCCTTAATAGTTTCAAAGGCTATCTTAATGCCCTCAAACACAGGAATAAAAATTGACTTAGCAGCCGAAATGAATCCGCTAAGAGTTGATTTAATTCCCTTTTCACCACCAATAGAATTAATAAATGACTGAACTCCAGGAATTACTTTTTGAACAATAAAATCAACCATTGGAGTAATAGCATCAAGTACGAATGAGCCGACTGTCTCTTTTCCTTCATCAAAGGCGATCTTAAGGCGATCCATCTTGCCCTGAAATGTATCTGCCTTGACTGATGCCTGATTCTCAAAAGTGTCCGCTAATTTAGCGGTAATCTGTTCCATGCTCATGGTCTTAAGTTCAGCCGCAGTAAGACCAATGCCTAACTTACTTAGTGCTGCGGTGTTGCCTTCTGCGGCCCTTGCCATTGCGTTTGTGACTGCCTCTAAGGATTTACCTGAACCTGCTGCGACATCGAGGGCGATAGTCTGAAGTTCTTGTGCGCTCTGTACATCGCCTGTTGCTCTGGCTAAACGCTCCAAAGAAGGGCGAAGTTCATCGTCTGTAACGCCAAAGGCTAGAGATGTTTTAGTTATGTAATCTTCTGTGGCGCTTATCTGCGCGTTTGTAGCCCCTGTAACGTTCTCAAGTGTTTTGGCTAACCGTTCCTGTGCAGCGGCATCAGCAATAGCAGACTGCACACCATCTACTAGAAGTTTGCCAGCGTAAGCGGCGGCTGCGGCTCCAGCAACGGCAAAGGCTATACCAGCCTTTTTACCAAATCCTGAAACCTTATCGCCAAAGCTTGTGACTTCTCCATCGGCTTTATTTAAATTCTTAGTAAAGTTATCAACGTCTGCAAGGAGTTTAAGCGTTAAGGCTCTGGATGTTCCGGCCATTATGTCCACTCCTTCAAAATTTTATCAAATGAGGCAGTCCACTTTGCGACTATCTCAGGTTGAATCTTGCGTAACGTTGGATAGATAAACCAGCCTTTTGAACCACGACCTTCGCGACCCGACCAGACTGGGAACTGCTTAAACTTATTAGAACCAAATTCAGAACCGCCCCAAATATCTTTAGTGGTTGCCCCACCTGAGAACTTTTGAGATGCAAACCCATAAGTAATCTCGCCGATGCGGCTTGACTTTTTAACCCGAGAACCTTGAGCGATACGGCCTGCAACTTTATTACTACGAATAGAGTTAGCAGTCTGAATAATCTCTGATCGAGCAAATTCCGCCAGCGCTCCCGACTGGCGTTTCGCTTCATCTTTTGCTTCATCTGTCATACCTTTTAGCGCCTTGAATACTTGGCGTAGTTCAGTTTGGTCTAGTGCTACTTGCTCACTTGCCACGATTGCGCTCCTCAAGTATTTCTATTGCTGTAAGAATATCCTCGGCACTTTGCCACTTAT